CAACTAAAAGACGATATTGATGCATCACGTAAGAACGACTTTGGTCGTAGATTGTTTGAGGTTTATGCAGGAGAATATACTAATTCATTCTTGAATAGCAAATCTGAAACATCTAAACTTTTAAAAGTTGTAGATATAACAAAACAACAATTAGAAGACGCGAAGAAAACAGCCGGAGATAAAGAAAAGATTATCGAATCTAAACAATCAGAAATCGATGGTCTTAAAAATAAGGCTGAAAGAGAATCTGTAGTTAATGAGTTAATTACACCATTAAACACAGAACAAAAAGAAATAATGACGAATTTACTGGAGAGCGTAGACACTGGAAAATTGCGTAAGCAATTTGACAAATATATGCCCGCTGTAATAAACGGTAGGACGCCAGCGAAAAAGGCAAGCTCAAGTATAGGCACAGAAATAACAGGCGATAAAATTGAAAATAACATTGGTAATGTGAGTCAATTCAATAGAAATATTGTAGATATAAAAAGACTCGCAGGAATCTAAAAAGGAGAAAAAACACAATGTCAGAACTAACAGAAACACGCTGGCAGGATACAAAGAGTGCGTTACTTGAAGGCCTAGCAGGCAATAAAAAGTCTGTAATGGAAGCAACCTTAGAAAATACTAGAAAGTATTTGGCAGAGGCGGCAACAGCTGGAGCAACTTCGGCTGGTAACGTAGCTACTTTAAACAGAGTGATCCTACCGGTAATTAGACGGGTTATGCCGACTGTAATAGCTAACGAATTGGTTGGAGTTCAACCGATGACTGGCCCAGTTGGTCAAATCCACACACTAAGAGTTAGATATGCTGATGCCAACGACGCAACAGGTGGCGACAATGACGTTACTGCAGGCGAAGAGGCATTATCACCATTCAAAATAGGTCAAGCCTATTCTGGAGACAAAACTGCTGGAAAAGGTGGCGGAACAGCCGGCTTAGAAGGTACAGGTGGTAACAGACTATCAATTCAAATCTTGAAACAGGTTGTAGAAGCCAAAACTAGAAAATTATCAGCTAGATGGACTTTTGAATCTGCTCAAGATGCTCAAGCACAGCAAGGTGTAGACGTAGAAGCAGAAATTATGGCGGCATTAGCCCAAGAAATTACTGCTGAAATTGATCAAGAAGTAATTAATTCTTTAAGATCTCTAGCACCTACAGAAGAAGCATATGACCAAGCGGCGGTATCAGGAACTGCTACATTCGTTGGTGATGAACACGCGGCTTTGGCTGTAATGATTAACAGAGTAGCAAACAAGATAGCTCAACGTACAAGACGTGGTGCTGGTAACTGGACTGTAGTAAGCCCTCACGCTTTAACAGTTCTTCAATCAGCAACAACTTCAGCGTTCGCAAGAACAACTGAAGGAACTTTCGAAGCACCTACTAACCAAAAAATGGTTGGTACTTTAAATGGTTCAATGAAAGTGTACGCTGACACATACGCGGCTGACGGAACGGCTGTATTAGTAGGATATAAAGGCTCGTCTGAAGCAGACGCGGCGGCATTCTACTGCCCATACATACCGTTAATGTCAAGTGGTGTTGTTCTTGATCCAGGTACTTTCGAACCAGTTGTATCTTTTATGACTAGATACGGCTACGTAGAATTGTCAAACACTGCATCATCTTTAGGTAATGCGGCTGACTACTTGGGAGAGATCTCTGTTGCGAACGTAACTTTTGCGTAATCAACGAGTAGAACAGAATACGAGAAAAGGCGGCTTTCGGGTCGCCTTTTTTCACGATTAAACTACCTTACAACCTTTAATATCTATACACTTAATAAAACAAACCATTATTTTTGATGTCTGTCAAAAATGTATAGTTTTATCTTTCAGAATACCTTTACCTAAATAATGACACGTTCCCAAGTTTAGAGGAATGTAATTTAAATTTGTAAAGGAGGTCCACAATGGATATTTTACAAAAAGTTAAAGGATGGGCAAAAGGAATTGCTGATGTTGGTGTATCTTTCATCGCATTAGGAATTGTTTTAGAAATTCTTTTCAACGGTCAAGGTATTCCGTTCTGGCCAAATGTTTCTGTGATAGGAAATGTACAGGGCGTACTCTCTGGATTTAGTGATCAAGGATTACTAGGTTTAGTAGCGGTTTGGATACTATATCATATCTTCAATAGAAAATAATATAGATTTAGATAACTTAACCTAATCTTGGGTGGTACTAATGGTGCCACCTAAGCAATAACTATGATTACTTTATTCATTTTATCAAAACTTGGAATTCAAATATCATTAATCGTAATACTCACCAACATATTCTCTAGCATATTAGGGTTTACTTTTTGGTAAACCAAAACTTGACTTTCTACCAAAATACGTTATAATGTAAGTATGAAAACAATAGCTATATTTTTTCTTTCGTTGTTTGTATTAACAGCTTGTTCAGTAAAAAATCCTGCATTAGATTTAGGTAAAAGATGTATGCAAAAAGGTGACCAAATTGTATATTCTTACCTTTGGGTTTATGACAAAGAAGCTGGAAATAAAGCAACAAAAGAAATGTGCGATCAAATCGCAGAATAAACATAAATGGACTTACTCCAGCCGATCTTTGTCAACCAATCTGGTGAAACATATGAAGCTGGATTAGGCCCAGACAATTCAAGTTATAGTCTTAAAGACATTAACAACAGAATTCAAACAGACATAGACTCTGGTCTAGAAGATTTTCTATTATTCATAACACCTAATAAAAAAACTTGGACACCTGATTGGAAATTCCAAGCAGAAGTTGTAAACAAAATTAAAACAAAATTCCCAAAAATACAATTAAGTGTAGATGTATGTTTATGTTCAACACTACCAGATGGTCATTGTTGCGTATTAGATAAACCTGATACTAGTGAACAATTATTAGTAAGTTTAGGAAAACAATTAGAGTCTGCTGGAGCAGATGTTTTAGCACCAAGTGATATGGGAGAAAATACAGTTAAAAATCTTAAAGCAGAAACATCTAAATTAATAATGGCATATGTAAAATGGAGAAGTGTATTTTATAGTACATTTAGAGATGTATCAGATAGTAAACCTTCTAGTGAAAGAACTTATCAATTAAATGTTAAAAATGAATGGGGTATGACATCACGATCACATCAATATGTGGCCGATGGTGCAGATGCATTATTATTAAAACCTGCAAGTCATAGTATGGATATATTTGGATTAGTTAAAGCAGGAACATACAAACAAGTTGGACTATTTCAAGTATCAGATGAATATGTAGGACTACCTACCATTGCACATCAATTAGAAATTGCAACAATATACAAAAGGGCTGGTGCGTCCTTTTTAGTGACATATGGCGCTAGAAACCTGGTGAAAAAGCTGGTATAATTTCATTACTTGTAAATATTTGTATGATAGAAATAGATTCAAATCAATTGTATGATGAGTATTCAGAATACAGAAACAGACTAAAAGTTTGGAAGAGAAATCATGGCATTTTTATCAAAGATATTCAAAAATTAGAACGAACAGTAGATACATTATTAAATGAAAGATTAGATGAATTAATAATGTTAAGACAAACTAAAAGACAAATTTACCAAGAACGTGCTGATCTAAAACTACAACAAGCAATTAATTCCTTAAAATATTTCAGTAAAATAGAGCTTTTGGCTTCCCTCTCAAAAGGATAAATACAATTGAACTAGACACCTTGTCTAGTCTTATGCAGACACAACTGCGTATAACATAGAACGTTAAAGGGAGAAAAAAAATGGGAAGACCTATCAACAAAAGAAACTTCGGAACTGGTGCAGGCAATATTCAAGTTACATCTTGGAGAAAAGCCGCTGGTGTGGAGTCACAAACAGCTGGTTCAATCGTCAGACAAAGATCAACTAGAAAATTTATGGTTAATGCCAATGGTGCAGAAGAATTAATGACTCTAGTTAATAAGGCACAAGGTGCTTTAGCGGCGAGTGAATTTATCATCAATGCTAAAGACGATGGTGGAACTGCTACGCAAGTTACAAAACTTCGTAACAGAACTGTTCAAACAGAAGGAACAGCTAATTTCAAATATACGTTAAGCGACTCTAATGCGGCTACTTCAGCAGTTAGAACTGTAGACGTAATCTAATAATATAAACTAATAACGCATTGTAAGGGGAAGTTTTCACGCTTCCCCTTTTTGCATAAATAAGTATAATATAATAAGAATATGGGTAGACCAGTTAATAAGAAGCATTTTGGGATCGTTAGTGGTTCAGACAACAATTTTGTTGTTACTGTGAAAGTGGGTACAAACGCAGTTTCGGCAGTTGGGATCATTAAAAGACAGCGTGGATCTAATAAATTTATGGTAGATGATGCTAATGATGATTCCGGAAATGAAGGAATATGTAGGTTAGTTGATAAAGACATTAATAGTTTAAATGATAATGAAATGTCTTTAACAGGTTACATAGGCGGAGCTGGTGACGGAGTTAGACTTAGAAAAGTGTTTAATAAAACCGCAATTGACTTTTCCGGCGTCCGTTATAAGTGGTCAGTTACAGATGACTCAACGTCTAGCCAAATGGTTTTAACTGCGGTATAGGGATTGTAAATGTCAAGATTTATTCAAGTACCAAATGGTGATTATAAAGTAAAAGTCCAATCTGGTGGAGAAATAAAATTAGACACTGGTGTTGGCGTAGGTAATACTAGAATAACAGGAAATTTAATTGTTGAAGGAACACAAACTCAAGTAACATCAAATGAATTAACTGTTAAAGATAATATTATAGAAGTTAATAGTGGTGAAAATGGTGTAGGTGTTACACTTAATCAAGCAGGAATTAGAGTAGACAGAGGAAGTTTAGTCGATGTCCAAATGCTATTTGACGAACAATTATCCTGGAATGATCCCGATTCTCAAACAACTAGAACAGGCGCTTTTACATTTGTAGATGTAAACGGAGCATTATTAGGTTTACGAACTAATAGTATTAGCACCGGTGGACCAATTTATTTTCAACCAGGTGGTTCAGGTTCTTTAAGAGTTATAAAAACAAGTTATGAAACTTACGTAACAGACGATAATGATATTCCTAATAAAAAATATGTTGATACTGAAATAGTTACTCAAATTAATTCTTTAGCACCTGTGTTTATTGGACATAGTGATACAGAAGTAAGGGTAGCTGATTCTACAGGTGGAGCAAATCCAGTTAGTCAAATTACAATGTCAGTTGATGGTGTTGTAAAAGCTAAAATGAACAGCAATTCTTTTGAATTATATAATACTACTGTTGATATTGGTCAAATTAGAATTGAAGATAATATTATATCAAACACCGTAAGTAATGGTGATTTAAAACTAGAAGCACCAGGTACAGGAGCAGTAAAAGTTACTGACTCTTTTGTAATTCAACAAACACCAAGCACTTTAGACCCTGCTACAGACCCAGCATATGATACAGAAGGTGTTAAACTATATTCAAAAGTTCCAGCAGGAGGCGATACTGGGCTTTATTATGTAAATACAAACGATGCTTATGGAGAAATGATCAGTAAAAATAGATCAATTGTCTTAAGTATGGTGTTATAAGGATAAAAATGGCTATTACAAACCACGAAATTACAACAGGACAAACGGTAGATGTGTTATTAGTACCAGCAGGAAAAACTTTTGCAGTAACAGGTTTATTATTATGTAATACTGCGGCAGTAGATCCAGCAGGAGGAAATGATAGTACGTTTACAATATATGCTGTAGCAAATGGTGAAGCCCCAGGTAACAAAAATATTATAGTTAACTCAGTAACACTTCCAGGTGCTGAAACCTTTACATTAGATACAGAAAAATTGATTTTAGCCGCAGGCGATAAAGTTAGAATTTCAGTTGGTGGCGCATCTAATGTTGCTTCGGTTGTAAGCTATCTGGAGGTATAATGAAATTTCTAAAAAGACACTCCTCAAATAAAAGAATGATTAACGGTAAAGGCGTGGTCTACGATCAATATGAAAATATTAATATTGAATCTGTAGGTTCACTGCAAGTTCCTAAAGGAACAACAGCACAAAGACCTACTTTACCTATAGTTGGTCAACTTAGATATAACACAACAACTAAAAACTTTGAAGTTTATGAAGATGTTGGTGGCGGTGGTACAATGTGGAAATCATTTAGATTAAGTGAACCATTTGGAGTAACAGTTCAATCTTTAGGAAATGGAAATGATACAGAAATAAACTTTGGTGTATTAGATTCAAATGACGGTGGTATGAAACAAGAACCAGCTACTCCTCAAGCAGTATTAGTAATGGTAGAAAACGTTTTACAAATTCCAACAACAAATTATACACTTATACAAAATCCTTGTAGTGTTAATAGTATTAAGGTAGCTGTGGTACAAAACTATAATGCTACTGGTGTTGGAGCATTTCAAAGTAAAGATTTAGCATTTGTTGATTGGATAGATAAAGGTTATCACGTAGGTCAACAAATTGTAATAACAGGATCAGCTAATAATAATGGAACATATTCAGTTACAGCAGTTACACAAGAATATTTAAGTGCTAATCAATTGCTTGTTAATGAAACTAACGTAGGAAACGCTCAAATTTTTGTAGACGGTAAAAGTTCAGTAACAACTAATTCATACCCTGTAGGGTTTTATCTTGCATTTGGTACACCTGTACCTACTGGAAAACCAGTAACAGTTATTCATAACTTCGACAAATAAATTATTCCCCAAAATACCATAAATACGTAAAAGGAGTACTATGCCAACAGGTACAACAAATTTAGGTAGAATATCAGGACCATTACTTAAAGAAAATCTGACAAGATCTAGTGATTTAGCTTTTGAAACAGATTTACTTTTCATTGGGCATACTAATAGTAAAATAGGTATTAGAACAGATGCTCCATCAAAAGATTTAACTATTACAGGAACAACAAAAGTTCCTACAGAATTAACTGCCACAAATAGTGCTACAATTGGAAATATGGTATGGGACCAAGATGGTATTAGATCTTTATTAGGTCCTATTACAATAACAACTGGTGCAGGCGGGGCCATAACTTATAAAGAATTAAGAACAGAACATCTTTACTTCACAAATAGTACTATAGGTGCTTATAATACAAATTCAAATATTGAAATTTATCCGGGACCTGGTACTGGAAAATTTGTAATTCCTAGTGATTTAAAATCTTACGGAAGTATTCATTCTACAGCAGATATAACATTTGATGGTAGTGTTTTTATAGGTGGAGATTCAGATGAAGATACTATAAAATTTGAAGGTGACATAACTTCTAACTTAAATGTAGACCAAACATTAACATTTGATGTAGGTGCAAATTTAAAAAGATGGGGATACTTCCACGTAAAAAGTATGCCTGACTTGAATAACATTACTATTGATAACTTTATAAGTTTAAATGGAGTAGCTGTTAATTTAGGTATAACAAACAAATGGTATGTTACTACAGATGGTACTGACGCATTATCGGGTACTCATCCTAACTTTGCATTTGGAACTATTAAACATACATTACAAACTATTGAAGAAAGTACAGCAGGACCACATGAAGTTCACGTTTTTCCAGGAACATATGAAGAAGTTTTTCCATTAGAAATTCCTGAAAATGTTACTATAAAAGGTATAGGTCAAGGAGCTGTTATTATAAAACCAACAGTTGGAACACAAAGTGAATTTGCATTTTTATTAAATGATAGTTGTTCTATACAAAATGTTACTATTACTGGAAGTTTAGGTGGTTTTAAATTTGCCAATAATGCAACTATTGTAAATCAATCTCCTTATCTAGCAGATATTAAATTAAAATTAGAAGACAGTCTTGCTTACGGTATATCACTTAACGGAAATATAACTGATACAAACAGTGAAGATAGTGTATCACTTAAAAATGTATCTATAAAATTAAATCATGCTAATTCAGTAGGAATTTATACTACAGGTGCAGGCGTAAAAGTAGAAGCAATAGAATGTATTATAGAAGGACTAGCTGATAAAGGAATTGAAAATACAGGTGGAGAAGTAAAAGTAATAGGATCTATATTCCGTAATTTAACTACAGCAATTAGTGGAAATGGAGCTACTACTATAGTCAATGCAATAGGTTGTGCATTTGATAAAGTAACTCAAAATGTAAATCCTGTTAATAATGCTAAAATTTATACAAGTTCTTTTGATGAAAAAAATAATTTTGAAGTAGGTGATTTAACAGGAACAAATTATCACTTTGGAATTAATGATAAACAATTTAATTTAAAATCTAGTTCAATAACTTTAACTGATTCACAAATTAATTTTACAGGTGGTGATCATACACATCTTGAAGGTGATGAATTAACTGTAGGTGATTATACTATAACTGATGGTACATTAAAAACTCATACAGGTGATATTAATGTTAAATCTACTGGAACAATTAATTTTAATACTGATACTAAAATTTTAAACAATAACAGTATAACAATATCAGGTGATGGAACTATAGCAGGTTCATTAATTAATCTTGGTGATCAACCTACAGACATTGTAGACTTCAATATGGATATGACACAAGATTTATTACCAGCTGACAATACAATACGAAATTTGGGTTCCGCAAGTAAGCAATGGTATAAATCTACTTTTTCTACTGTAGATTTTGGTAATCTTGTAGTTCATAATAATACTATGAGAACAACAGAATCTAATGCTGACTTAGAATTAAAAGGTAGTGGAACTGGTAATGTTGTTACTGAAGAATTATCATTTGGCACAGGAATTTCTTCTGCAAATGATATAGTTTTTGATACAGGAGCATCAACACTTACAGTTAATAGTACAACAGCATTAAACGTTCCTGTAGGAACAACTGCACAAAGACCTACACAAGATAGAGGAATAAGATTTGACACTACTAGTTCATTATTTGAAACATTTCACGGAGGAGCAACTCCTTTAGGTGGTGTAATAGATGCTGATTTAGACACTAAAATAGATTTAACAAGTAATCAATTTACATTTAAAATAGCTGGATCTAACGTAGGTACTTTAACTGGTACAGAACTAACACTTAATAGATTTGGAAGTCAAGATCAAGTTAATATAGATGACAATACTATAACTGTACCTGACGGAGCCGTAAATGCTCAAGCAGGTTTAGAAGCTAATGGTACTGGTAAAGTAATATTAGACACATCTAACTTTACTATGTCTGGGGGCACTCTTCTTAATAGTGAAAGTGAAAGCGATATTATTGTTACAGGTACGGGTTTAAAAGTAGATAGATTTGTTAAAATAGACGCTCCAGCTATCAAATTTCCATATGGTACTTCTGTAGAACAAGAAGGAAAATCCAACAAAAAACAAGGTGAATTGTTTTGGAATACAGATGTTTCTATACTTCAAGTATGGACTGGAACTGAATGGAAATCTGCTACAGGACAAGCAGAAACAAGCATAACTATAGAAGATTTAGAAGCAATTAACTTAACATATAACTTAATAATTAATTAAGCAATATTCTAGCATACTACAACATAAATCCAAAATCAGTATAAATACTAATAATGTTTAAATCAGACCTTGTTTTAGACAGGACAAACTGTGGTTCAACCCGCAAGGTAATGTGGTTGGTGGGACAAGATCCCCGTGCTAAAGGAGATAGAGAATGGCCGTAGGTCGAATTTCAGGACAGCTCTTAAAGTCCAACTTACTTCGTAATGGAGTAAACCTGGCCTTCGAGACTGATCTTTTATACATTGATGTTAATAATTCTCGAATAGGAGTTAACACTGCTAGTCCCCAGTTTCCATTAGATGTTAATGGAGCAGTACGTACAACAGATTTAGAAGTCACAAATTCAGCAGTTATTAATAATATTACAATTGGTGCTAATTCAATTACTACAACTGCACCTTCTCTTAATATTACTTCACCAGACGGTATTTTATACAACAATAAACTATTAATTGATGATATAGAAATTAGTGGTAACACTATTAAAGCCACAGATTCCAATCAAAATTTTGAAATTCAAACTAGTGGTACAGGTATTGTAGAAGTATTTGGTGATACTTTAGTTAATGGTAATATTCATGCTACAGGTAATATAAGAGCTGATGGCAATATTCAAATAGGTGACGCAGATACAGATTCAATTTCAATTGCGGCAGATTTTACAAGTAACATTACTCCAGATTTAACTGACACATATAATATGGGTTCCGCAACAAAAAGGTGGAATGACGTATATGCAAATAACTTAATTGTAGATAATCTTACATTGAATGGTAACATTACTGTACAAGGTCTTGACTTAACGGCTAGACCAGGAAAAATTTATTATGTTGCAACAAATGGTGATGATGCTAAAACAGGAACTCACCAAAATGATCCTTTTGCAACAGTTTCAAAAGCATTAACAACTGCAACAGATGGAGATTTAGTTTACATATATCCAGGAACATATAATGAAGTTTTACCTTTAACTATTCCTGCTGGAGTTTCAGTAAGAGGTGACGGTATTAGAGCAGTTGTTATTAAACCTCATGGAAGTACACCAAACAAAGATGTATTCATTCTTAATGGTGAATCTACTGTTGAAGATTTAACTATTGCAGATTTTTATTATAATTCTGGTGCAACAGAAGGACACGCATTTAGATTAGCCACTGGCGCAGATAGTACATATTTCCAACTTACAAGTGATATACCTTTAATTAAAAATGTTGCTGTAATTACAAAAGGTTCAGTAACTTCAGGTGCAGACCCTAGAGGTTTTGACCAAGGAGATGCAGGTAAAGGAGCATTTCTTGATGGACAAGTAGTTGGAGGAATTACTCCAGAAGTTAGAGTTAGATTTCAAAATTGTACATTTATTACACCTGGTATGGATGCAATAACAGTAACAAATGGTGTAAGAGTAGATTTTATTAATTCATTTACATATTTTGCAAACAAAGGTATTAATGTTACAGATGGTTCATATGGACAAGGTGGGGACGGAAAAACAAGAGTAAACATAGCAGGATTATCAGGATCTTTTCCAGCACCTAGTGAAACTGCAACTTATTATGATAAAGATGGATCAACAAAATTAGCTGAAGGAACAATTGAATCTGTAGACGCAGGTAATAATTTAGTTGCATTCGATGGCAAAGTTGGTGCGTTTGCTTTACCTTCAACAAGACCTACTAAAACAGTTACAGTCACAGGAACTACAATAGATGGAACAACTAAAAAATATGGAAATGGAAGTTTCAAACAAACAGCTTCTAGTCATAATTTAAAAGTTGCAGGACATACAGACTTTGGTTTTAGTACTGGAAATTTCCAAATAGAAGGTTGGTTATACCCTACATCAGTACAAAGTAATACTTTGTTTACTATAGGAAGTTTAGAAATTGATATTCTTAATAACGTTCCTAGAGTTAAACTTGATGGAAATGTAATTGCAACTGAAAGTGCAGGTTTTAATATTAATGTTTGGACTCACTTTGCTGTAGGAAGACAAAACAATACGTTAAAAATGTTTATTGGCGGAGTTAATGACAGTAACGTAGATGTTTCTGGTTGGACTGCAGATTTAGGCGGTTCAGATGATGTTTATATTGGAAATAGTAATTCACTTAATAATGCCTTTACTGGTTTTATAGATGACGTTAGAATAATCAAAGGTGATATGACATATACAGCAAACTTTACACCACCTAGTGTAGAATTAACAAATACAAATAATAATAATGGTATTACAGCATTAATGTTAAATGCTAATAACTTTTTAGATAATTCTAAACTATTTCAAGATATTAGATTCTCAGGCGGTTCAACAGCTAACGAAATTACTTTAGCTGATTATTCAGACTTTGGATCAGATTTTAGAAGTATATCAAGTGCAAACGTTTATGGAACTTACGGTGTTGTTGCAGATGGTATTGGTGCAAATGTAAATTTAGTTAATCATAATTTTAACTATGTAGGTTCAGGAAAAAGTTTTGCAAATGATGTAAATGAAGTTGTACAAGCAAATGAAGTTGTTGCTTCAACTAATGCAAAAATAAATTATAATTCAGTTGATCAAAGTGGTGGATTTAGACTTGGTGAGCAATTTGCAATAAATCAAGATACTGGTTTAATAGAATTTAAATCTACTGAATTAAAAATAGATACTACTTCTCAAATGTCAATTACTAATGGTTCTAATACTACTGTTTTAGATGGTACTAAAGTAGAAACACCTAAATTAAGAATGAGTGGAACTACTATTGAAAGTTTATCAGGAAATTTAGATTTTAATTCAAGTACAAATGTAATTAATTTATTAAACAATGTTAATGTTACAGGAAATTTAGATGTAACAGGAAATATAACAATTGGTGGTAACATAACAATTGGTGATGAAGCTACTGATACAGTTACTATTACTGCTGGAATAGGAAGTGATTTAATTCCTGCAACAGATAATACTTACAATTTAGGTAATGATACTAATAGATGGAATACATTATTTGCAAATCAAATACAAGTAGATAGTATTAATCTTACAAATAATGTAATCAAAACAACTGATAGTAATGCTGATTTAGAATTAATGGCAAACGGGACTGGCGGGATCAGATTAGAATCATTTAGATTTAATCAAAATATTATTACTAACGATTCAGGAGATATGACAATTACTCCTGCAACAGGAATAGCAAGAGTTGACGGCACAGGAAGTATTAGAATACCATCAGGTACAACTGCAGAAAGACCTGGAAGTCCTGCAAATGGTATGATACGTTACAACACAGATACAAGTTTATTTGAAGGTTATGAAGGAGCAAATTGGTTAGCATTAACAGGTGTATATGATTTAGATAGAGACACTTATATTACAGCAGAAGCTACTCCAGGTGCAGATGATGATACTATTAGATTTTATGCTGGTGGAGTTTTAGTAGCAAACGTTAATTCTACTAGATTTGACATAACAAAATTAGTTGTAGATTCCATAGAAATTGATGGAAATACCATAACAACTACAGGTGTAAATCAGGATTTAATATTAAATGCTAATGGAAATGGTAGCATTAGAATAGAAGACTTTAAATTTGAAGGAAATACGATAACTAATACTATATCGGCTCCAATCGTACTTAAAACGAGCGGAAACGGTTATGTTGATGTTTCAGATGCTGGTGGATTTGTACTTCCTTCAGGTACTGCATTAGATAGACCTGCTGTAGGTCAGTTGGGTATGACGAGGTACAATACTCAAGATAGCAGGGTAGAGTTATATGATGGAAGCAATTGGGGATCAATTGCAGGTTCGTCAGGAGCGATAAGCGTACTTGATGCAACTGAAATTTCAATAACATACGCAATTGCGTTAGGATAAAAATTTAAATGGCAACATACTTTAAAAATTCAATAATAAAAAACGTTGGGACAGTTCCAATAACGGTTTATTCACCGCCAATAGGAACTAACACAATTGTTTTAGGACTTAATCTTGCAAACTTAATTGAAAGTATTGTAAAAGTTACTGTAACATTACAAGATACAACTAGTGTTTCAGGTTATATTGTTAAAGATGTAATGATTGCCCCTAATTCTAGTTTAAGAATTTTAAGTGCAGGTGAAAAATTAATTATTGCCTCACAAAGTACACTACAAGTGAATGCGGATATTGCCGATTCAGTAGATGTTGTAATGAGTTTCGTGGAGTTAACATAAGATGAGTGATATTGGTCAAAATTTAAAAGCATATATGTTAGCAGGAATTAAAGATAGATATTTCTATGGTTTAAGAAGAACTATCGATGGAACTTTGTATATGCATAAAATTGATCAAATGAAAGCTGGAGAATCTGTTTCAATTAATGTTCCAGGTAATCCTGCAGAAAATTATATTGATTTTGATCAAGGAACTGATTTTTATGAAGGTAGAGGACCAAATCATTCTCTAGTTTATGAAAATTTAAAATACGAACAATTTAGATGGGACGATGTTAATCTAAATTATTATGTAAACGATAATGGAGAGTTAGTAGTAAGAATTAATGCTACAAAAGATCAGGGCACTGTCACTTATCCAGAAACATTAGAAGAAGCTAGTGTCCAGCCTAAGGAATTTACATTTGATAGAGATGTATATTCATTTGATAGTAATGAAAGAACTTGGGATAGAACTTAAAACGTGGGAGTATTAAAAAATGGCTAAAGAAACGATAAATGATGGTATTATACCTAATGATGGTCAAGGAGACAATCTTAGGTTAGGTGCCCAAAAAATAAATTCGAATTTTGATGAATTATATAATGCATTAGGAAATGGAGATACTTTATCTACTATTTCTTCTAATACAGTTACGGCAACAGGAGGTAATAAAATTACTTTCTTCTTTGCAACTGAAGGAGATTTACCTAACGCAACAACGTATGACGGAATGTTCGCCCACGTACATGACGACAATACGAATAGAGTTGCTCACTCAGGTACTTGGGTTAAATTACTCCAAGAAACTTCTTCTATCGATATGTTATCAGATGTTGAGACTTCTAGTCCAGCACCAGGTGATGGTCAAGCGTTAGTATGGAATAATGCAAATAGTAGATGGCAGGCAGGAAGTATTGATGCAGGCGCATCAACTTTTGTGTCATTAACTGACACTCCAGCAAACTTTAGTGGAGCTAGTAGCAAATTTGTATCAATTAATTCTGGTGCAACTGCTATAGAATTTACTTCTCCTAGCATTAATAAAATGTCAGATGTAGATGTAACTACTACGCCCCCAACAGCTGGACAAGTTTTAAAATGGAATGGTACAAATTGGATTCCAGGTGTTGATGCAACATCAGGAGGAGCAGGATCAGATGCAGATACTTTAGATGGTTTAGATAGTACATATTTTTTAAATTATAATAATATTACTAACAAAGGACAAAATTTTAGTAAATCTTTTAGCGTATCAGCGGCAACGTATACACCTACAACTGGTGTAATGGAATTAACTATTGGTGCACATAATTTAATAATAGGTAACAAAATTAAGATTTCCCCAAATAGTTTAGGTTTTTCTTGTTCTTTTGATAATAATGTAGCAACTTCAACTTATCCTAGAGCATCAGGATCAGCGGCGCCGGGTGGAGCAGATTATTTTTACAATAAACCAATAGAAATTACAGCCGTTTCGGCAACAACAATTACAATGAATGTTGGAACTGGAAATGTTAAATCTTATAATGTATCAAATGCAGTATATACACCAGCAACAGGTAATATGGTATTAACAATTGGAACACATACTTTAGTAGCTGGTAATCATATTGATATTGCAACAGGTGGTTTAACTTTTAGTTGTGCCCTAGACGGACACGCTACTAATACAGCATATCCAAGAGCATCTGGAAGTGCGGCACCTGGTGGTTACGATTACTTTTATAACAAACCATGTCAAATTACATCAGTAGGTGCAACAACAATTACAATGAATGTTGGTATATCAAGTAATACAACAACACATACTTTTGTAAGTGCTATTAATGGTGCTATAACAAATTCAAATTCACATACATTTATAAGTGCTTCTGCTGATTGTGTAACATTTTCACAAACTTTTGTAGACTTATCAGACACTCCTTCAGATTATACAGGAGCGGCAGATAGATTTGTTAAAGTTAATTCATCAGCTGATGGAATAGTATTTGCTGTTGGTACTTCAGGTGATAGTAATTTATCAGAACTTTCTGATGTAACAACAATAGGAGATTATTACAATGTATCAAATGCAGTATACACACCTGCATCAGGAGTAATTGTATTAACTATTGGATTACATAGTTTACAAGTTGGTCACAATATAAAAATTGCTTCAAACAGTTTAACATTTACTTGTGCAATGGATAGTAATGCAACAGAACATACATATCCAAGAGGAAGTGGATCAGCTTACGCAGGTGGAAAAGATCCTGCATATACTTCAACATCTGCAATTACGGCAGTAGGTACAGATTCAATTACTGTAAATGTTGGTATATCTAGTAATACAACAGCACACACTTTTGTAAGAGCTAGTGACAATTGTATATCAGTTACTGAAAAAACTTATAGTACATCAGCGGCAACATACACACCAGCAACTGGAGTAATGCAATTAACAATAGGAACCCATGCTATTAAGTCTGGACATTCTGTTATGATTGCGGCAAATAGTTTGACGTTTACGTGTGCAATGGATAGTCATAATACACAACATACATATCCAAGATCATCTGGCGGAAACGCACCTGATGGAGTAGATTATGTATATAATAAACCAGTTTTAGTTACATCAACAACATCAACGACAATTACAATGAATGTTGGTGTATCTAGTAATACAACAGCACATACTTTTATAAGTGCTAATGCAAATAATGTAAAAGTTGCACCAACACATGGTGATTCATTATATTTCAATGGAGTATCTTGGGTAAAACAAAACGGACCAATATCAAGATATGAAATTACAAATGATGGAAACAACAATTATGTTTGGGAAGGACCTGGTTTTACAACTGGAACTAATGATCCAGTAATGTATATGAACAGAGGTCATACATACGTCTTGAATAATAATTCGGGCGGCAGTCATTCATTTGAAATAAGAGTTAGTAATGGTGGTTCAGCATATACTAGTGGAGTAACAGGTGATAAAACAAATACGCAAGTATTTAGAGTACCAATGGATGCACCTAGTACATTGTATTATCAATGTACAACTCATACAGCAATGGGTAACACAATTAACATAGTGAGCTAATAATTTATGGCACAAAACGAACTTGGAATAGGTATAGAAGAATTAACAAATACACTTGGAGACTCTAGGTATTTTTATGGACTTAGAAGAACTAATACAGGTGAAGTATATCTTTCTAAAGTAGATTTATTAGAACTAAATGATGGTGTACAAATTAATAGACCCGGTGCTACACCAGGAAATTATAAAGACTTTACAAGAGGTGAAGACTTTTATGATGGTAGAGACTCCCAACATAAAAAAACTTATGAAAATTTAGTATACGAACAATATAAATGGGACGGTAGAAATATTAATTATTATATTAACAATGAAGGTGAATTAGTATTAAGAGTTAATGAACAATATGTATACAATACATAAAATAAATACTAGTAATTAGGACTTATGGCAGATTTTAAAATAGATAGAATACGTTTTAAATGGAAAGGTGACTGGCTAGCTGGCACTCAGTACGTTAAAGATGATATCGTAAGATATGGTGCAAAAGTTTATACTTGCGTGGAAGTCCACTTCGCTGACTCCAATTTTTATAATGACTTAGATAACGCTACACCAAGATGGTCTCAAATGATGGACGGTCAGTCTTGGACTGGAAACTGGCAACCTAATAAATTTTATAAAATAGGTGAAATAGCAAAAGTTGGTGCAACACTTTATAAAGTTACTCAAGGTCACTTATCAAATGCAGATGCAAATAATGGAATATTAGGTGATGAATCTAAATGGGAATACTTTGCAAGAGGTGAAAAATGGACATCTATTTGGCAACCTAGTACACTTTATAGTGTAGGTGAAACAGTTGTTTATGGTGGATCAGTTTGGAGATGCGTTTCAGCACACACATCATCTACAGCGGTAGCTGGATTAGAATCTCATCAAGCTAATTGGATACAATATCATAGATCAGACAATTACAGAGGCTATTGGACACCTAACACAAGATATTATCCAGATGATATTGCAAGATATGGTGGTACAGTTTATAGAGCTTTATCTGGACATACTTCTGCTCCACATGATAGTTGGACAGGATTTACATCAGCAGATTATTCTACAAATTCTGCCAATGGTGCAGGTGCAATTTTAAATATTTTCAAAGTTGATTCAACTTTTTATGCAAAATTTACAAATACAGGAACAAACTTTTCTGCTACAAATACTATTACTTTAGTAGGTAGTAAAGTTGGCGGTAATGATGGTGCAAATGATCTAGTAATAACAATTAGTACCGTAGATGGTAGCGGAGCAATTTCTACTTTTACTGTAAATGGTACAGCGGTTGCTGGAACTAATGGTTTAGAAGCCGATCAAGCTAAATGGCAAACAGTAATTGAAGGTATAGATTATATAGGCCATTGGGCAGAAGGAACAAAATATAATAAAGGTTCATTAGTATCTTGGAGTCCGGGAATTTGGAAAGTAACAACTGATCACTGGTCAACAACTCCACACATGAATGAAACTAATTTTTCATTGTGGGTACCAGGTGCAGAATATGAAGGTTCTTGGGATTCTAATACATATTATCAAAAAGGTGATGTTGTACAATTTGGTGGATACAGTTATTCTGCTTTATTAAGCAATACAAATATTCAACCAGGTGTAACAGATAGTACAAATACTTGGGAATTATTAGCCGCAGGTTATAACCATCGTGGTGAATGGGATAGTACAGCTTCATATAAAACTGGAGATATAGTTAGAGCAGGTGGTAATTTATTCATAGCAGTACAAGTTAACACAAATCAAGATCCAATTACAACTTTTGTTTATGATCCAGGTAGTGATGCTCCTGATCCTTGGCAATTATTAGTAACAGGTAAAGCATTTAAAGGTCCTTGGAAAGAAAGTGATACTAATGGAGCAATTACTTACTATGTAGGTGATGTAGTTACAGAAAAAGCAGACTTATATGCTTGTATAGAAACTCATGTTGCAACTTCTTCAGATGCTAAACCAACTTTAGACGAAGAAAGTGACGAGGTTGGACCACTTTGGATTAGATTGGCACAAGGTGCTACAGGTAACATATTAGAAATAGATGGAGATTTAAAATCTCATTCTGGATCTGACGCAACAAGAATTGCAATAGGAACTTTTGGACAATTATTCAAAGTTAATGACGCTAATGATTATGGAATATGGGGAGATCATGATGTAGTTGCTAAAGTATTTTATGTTTCACCTTATGGAACAGATACACTAACAAGTGGTAAAAGTGTTGCAGGTCCATTTAGAACAATCAAATATGCTTGTGATTTTGTTCAACAAGATTTGGCAAATAGAACACCAGCTACTATAATTGTTAAAACAGGTGTTTATGAAGAAATTTTACCTATAACAGTTCCAGCAAAAGTTCATATTTGGGGAGACTTTACAAGACGTGGTGCAAACGTTAGACCTAAAACAGGTTACGAAGGAACAGATATGTGGCGTTTACGTGATGCAACAGGACTTGCAAATATAACAATGCAAGGTTTAACTGGTTCTTTAGGTTCTGAAAATCAATATGGAACAAAAAGACCAACAGGTGGAGCATATGTTTCTTTAGATCCAGGAAGTGGACCAGGTGATGGAACAGTTTGGATTACTTCTAAATCTCCTTATATTAAAAATTGTTCAATATTTGGGACAGGTTGTACAGGATTAAAAGTAGATGGTGACTTACATAATGGCGGATATAAATCTTTTGTTGCAAATGATTGTACACACTTTATTGAAAATGGTGTTGCGGCTTGGGTTAATGGAGATGCTAGAGTAGAATTTGTTTCAGTATTTGCTTATTGGGCCCATATAGGATATCTAGCAACAGCTGGTGGAAAATTTAGAGCAACAAATGGTAACTGTTCATATGGAGATTTTGGTGCAGTTGCAGAAGGACTTTTAGCAAGTGAAAGTCCTTTAACAGGAAAAGTTAATAACCAATCACAAGAAGCACACATAGACAAAGTATATAATGATGAAAATGAAATTTTTGCTTTTGCTTTTGATCACGCTGGACAAAATTATACTTCAGCAAGTATAACAATTTCAGGATCAGGTGAAGGTGCGGCAGGAGCCATACGTTGGCCACAAATAAGAAATGGTGCAGTAAACAAAATTAGAGTTACAGGTAATAATGATTCTACAACACCAGGTGGTACAAATTATACCGAAGTATTAGGAAATGCTCAAATTGGTACAAGTAAAGAAATTACGTTAGCACCTCAATATGCCGGAACAACAAATAATACTGTTGGACAAAGAATTTATATTTGGGAAGGTGCAGGTAGAGGACAATACGGATATATTTCTGGTTACAATTCTACAACAAAAGTTGCAACTGTTAAAAAAGAATTTGACGATACAGATGGTTGGCAACACTTCATGGGTGGTTACCCAATTGAAAGAATATTAGATGCATCTACAAAATATTCAATAGAACCTAGAATTACTATTTCTCCTACAGCTGGAAGTAGAAGTAATGTTAGCTATGGTTCAACAGGAGAAATGCTATTAGGTGCTTCAGGAAAAATTGGAGCATCGGATATTACAACTGTAATAGGAAATGGTGTAGGTAATAGAACTACTGATGGTACAAGTTGGCTTGCCGCAGGTGGTATTCCTTCTAAAGATTGGAATAGTATTACTAAAACAAATAATTATTTTATAGCAACCGCGGCTGATGGAACAGTAATTAGATCAGCTGATGGACAAAACTGGACAGATATTAGTGCAAATATTCCTTCAGATGTATTAAGAGCATCTGCTTGGGACGTCACTGAAGAAATTTTAATTATAGCATCTGAAACAGGAATGATATACAGATCAACAGATGAAGGTGCTACATTTAATTCAATTCAAGTTGAACTTTATGATGGTTCAACTCAAGTGTTTACACAACTTGCTTGTGGTAATGGATTATTCATAGCCGCAAATGCATCAGGACAAACTTGGGAAAGTATGGGTGGTGGAACAACTTGGACTAAAGCCTCTAATATGGGTGACTTTTTAATGGATACTAATTCTGGTTTACAAACAGTTCATAGATATAATTTGAAAAAATTAATGTTTGGTGGTGGTAAATTTATCGCATCAGTACAAGATGCACCTGGTGATGAAAGTACAGTTGCTAATAAATTTTTAATATCAAATGCTAACGCGGCACAATCACAAACGTCATCTTCTTATAGTTGGTCAGAAAGTGATACGCCTCCACACGCAGGACCATATAATGATGTTGCATATTCTCAAGGAGTTTATGTTGCAATAACTGATGGTGGTGACCATGCATATAGTTTTGATGCATTTTCTTGGAAACAATTAGATTCAGCATTGGCAGGATCTTATAATGGTATAGTAGCTGGAAGAAATTCTACAGGCGGATACTTTATTCCATTACGAACTGGTTCTCAGTCTGGTGCAGAAAAAATTCTAAAAGGTGCTACACCTTTAGCTAAAGTAGTTACAAATTCTTCAGCAATTAATAATATACAAATTTTAGATCCAGGTAGTGGATATTCTTCAGAACCTACAGTTACTATTACTGATAATTTAAACACTGCTGACGCAACATTTAAATCATTTGTACATAATGGAGTACTTTCTCAACCAGAATTTACAAACAGAGGTACAGGATTTATAAATGTAACTGCAACTTTAAGTGGTGATGGTTTTGCAGATGAATATCAAACTGGAAGTTATTTAGAAGTTAAAGAAATGACAGGCAAACCAGGACCAGGAGCAATTTTATATATAGATGGAATTGATGACCAAGTTTATAGAATTACTCAGATTAATAAAATAACAGGAAGTTCTCCAAACATTGCCGCTCAGTTTAGAGTAACACCTAAAATAAAAGCAAATGAATCACCTGCTAATGATATAGCTATAACAATAAGAGAAAAATATTCTCAAGTTAGATTAACAGGTCATGATTTCTTAGATGTTGGAACTGGTAATAAATCTACAACTAATTATCCAGGTTTATACACTAGTGGTTATACACCAGGTTATGAACTTAAACAACGAAATGAAACAGTATCAAATGGAGGTGGAAGAGTATTTTATACTTCTACTGACCAAGATGGAAATTACAGAGTTGGAGAATTATTTGAAGTAGAACAGGCAACTGGAATAGTAACTCTAAATGCTGATTTATTTGACTTATCAGGTTTAACTGAATTAAGTTTGGGTGGAATTGTAATAGGTGGAACTGAAGTTAGAATTGAAGAATTTAGTACTGATGGAACAATGGCGGCTAATAGTGATAGTGTTATTCCAACACAAAGAGCTATTTCTTTATACATAGGTTCTAAAGTTTCTGGCGGTGGAGCAAATCTTTCAACAAATGAAGTAAGAGCAGGACAAATTAAATTAAGAAATACAGAAATATTTAATGAAGCATATCCTACAAATGGAAAAGTTGTATTTTCTGGAGCGGTTTCTATAGCGTCTGTAAGTGGTAGTATCGTAGCAACTTCGTACTTTTTAGGGGCAGGACCGGCTGAATTTTTAAATGAAGGTGGACCTGAAAGAGACGCATTATATGGTGAATAAGGATTTAATAGTAATGATAAATAAAAGATATAAAAGGATTTAACAAAAATGGCTGAGTTTAAACTAGGTAGAATTAAGTTTGTTTGGAAAGGTTCCTGGGCAACTACTACAACTTATTATGTTGATGACGTAATAAGATATGGTGGTAGAACTTACAATTGCGTAACTAATCACACATCTGGTACATTTCAAACTGATTTAGGTGCTGTAAAATGGCAACTAATGTCAGATGGTATAGAGTGGAAAAGTGAGTGGGTTGCAAATACAACTTATAAACCAAATGATGTAGTAAAATACGGTGGTTACATTTATCTTGCTAACACTGGACATACCTCAGCGGCAACAGAAGCTTTAGGATTAGAAGCTGATCAATCTAAATGGGATTTATTCATAGAAGGTTTTGATTGGAAATCTGATTGGACAATTTCTACAAGATATAAGAAAAACGATTTAGTAAAATATGGTGGTTCAGTTTATCTTTGTATAACAGAACACACATCAGATAACACAACAGCAGTTGGTCTAGAAGGTCAACAAGCTAAATGGGAAATTTTTGGAAAAGGTTTTGTTTGGTCAGGCGACTGGGCAATCAATTCTAGATATAAAGTTAATGACACCGTTAGATATGGTGGACAAATTTACGTTGCTATAACTGGACATACTTCAGCGGCAACTGAAGCAGATGGTTTAGAAGCCAACCAAGGACAATGGCAAGCCTTACACAAAGGAATTGAATTCAAAGGTGACCATGCAACAGCAACAAGATATAAAGTAAATGATGTTGTAAAATATGGTGCAAACATTTGGATTTGTATAACACAACATACATCATCAGGAATTTTATCAGCCGACGAAGCAAAATGGAATGTTTTAATTCCAGGTATTGAATTTGAAGATACTTGGAGCAACTCTACAAATTATCAACCAGGTGACTTTGTTACTTACGGTGGATATAGTTATGTTGCAGATAGAAATAATATTAATAAACTTCCACCTGATGAATCAGACGACTGGACTTTATTCGTAACAGGATTTAATTTAAGAGGTGACTATAATGGCGCAACTGCATACAAACAAGGTGACGTTGTTAGAGTTGGCGGTTTCACTTACCTTGCAATTGCAGATACTACAGGTAATAGACCACCTAATGTAACTAAATGGGACAAACTTAACGAAGGTTTATATTGGAAAGGTGCTTGGACAAATGCAACTGACTATGACAAAGGAGATATAGTAAGAGGTACAACAAACACTACTACAAGTTATCTTTGTATAACAGAAAACACATCAAATAATGTTGGTCCATCAACAATTAATCAACCAGACTATCCACCAGGAGCAGGTGTTGATACTAGTGCATGGCAATTATTGTCAGGTGGAGCAGAAACTACTGTATTATCTACAAAAGGTGACATTTTAATTTATGGTCAATCAGGTCCAGCAAGATTACCAATTGGTAAAGCAGGACAAACTTTAGTTGTAAACTCAGCAGGTGACTTACCTGAATGGGGATACTTTGGTTCAATCGATCAAGTTTATTATGTAGGACCTGCTGGACAAGACAAACCTTCTCCAGATGCAGGAACAACTCTTGATAAACCTTGGAAATCTTTAAGATATGCTTTACATGGCATTGAACAAGGACCAAGAAATCCTCAAGGAACTTATTTGTTAGAAAGAAACAAAGCATTCATTCAAGAAGAAACTTTAGCTTGGATTAATGCACAAATTTCAGGAAATACTTCACCATTTACAAATGCTTACACATACGACGCTGTTAAATGTAGAAGAGATGCAGGATTTATGTTAGATGCACTTTTATATGATTTAAGACATGGTGGAAATGAAAAATCAAGATATGCAACAATTAAAATTTCAACTCAAACTGAATTTGCAAATCATAAAGATGAATTAACAGCTTATCTTAATAGATTAGTTTATATTTCACAACAAGTTGTAGCCAATAATGCAGGCTACTCTGCTTTACAAGCCACAGTTCCTCATTATATTAATAATGATTATGTATCTGAAGCGGCTGTATCAGGTGAAATTGCAAGTTATGTAAAAATTGCAACAGATTGTCTTGCGGCAGGAAATATAGCAGGAGTACCTGCAGAAGAAGTTCCACAAACTACATTGTTTGCTAAAAGCGGAACATATGAAGAAGTATTACCTCTTTCAGTTAAAAAAGGATTAGCAATTGTAGGAGATGAATTAAGATCAACAATTGTTAAACCAGCAGGTCAAGTTACAGGTTCAAGCGATACAGTATTCACTTTAGCAGGTATTGGAAGAATGCAGGCTATTATATCTGATATAGTTACAAATGCTTCTGTAACACCAACACCAGTAGGCGGAGTTATATCTTTTACAACACCAGCACCAGATTTAGGTTTTGTTAACGGAACTTATACTAACGTTGCATTAACAGGTGGTAGTGGTTCTGGATGTACAATGGATGTAACTGTATTATCATACACAATTACATCTCTTACTATTAATAATCCAGGACAAAATTATGCAATTAATGATAACTTAACAATTCCAGCGGCAACAATTGGTGCAGATGGTATAACAGTAGTTGGTAGTATTACAACAGGAAATAATTTAACACAAAATACATCCAACCCAGCAGGTTCAGGTGCGGCAGGAACAGCGGCGGCGGCGATTGCACAAAATATTTACGATCATATAGATTTCAAAGTTAATGCAAATGGAGCCGATCCAACATTAACAGGTACAAATACTGCTCAAGCAGATGCAGGTTATTCAGATGCAAGATTAAGATTATTAGCAAATATGGATTTTGTTGCATTAGAAGTTGCAGAATTTGTACAAAGAGCAAATCCATCTCATAGTAACTTTAAAACTAAATGTTTGGCAGATGTTAAAATTTATCTTCAAGCAATTATGGATGACTTACAATATACTGGAAATTACAAATCATTAAAAGCATCAGATGCCTATATTAATTCTAGACTTTCTACTGGTTCAAGTGCAAGTGATATGTTCTATTGCAGAAATGCAACTGGAATTAGAAATATGACAGTTCAAGGTTTAATAGGAACATTAGGAACAGATCAATATAGCACATCAGCGGCAACATATACACCTGCAACAGGAGAAATGGTATTAACTATAGGAAGCCATAGTATTCCTGTAGGGGAATCTGTTATGATTGCATCAAATAGTTTAACATTTACTTGTGCTGAAGATAGTCATGCTACTCAACATAGCTATCCAAGATCATCTGATCCTTATTACAATAAAGCAATTTTAATTACGGCTGTAGCCGCAACAACAATTACAGTAAACGTTGGTATATCAAGTAATACAACAGCACATACTTTTGTAAATGCTACTGAGGAAAATGTAACATTAGCTTCTGCAAATGAATTTGGTACAAAAAGACCAACAGGTGGTTCTTTTGTATCATTAGATCCAGGCTGGGGACCAACACACGAAGAAGTATGGATTACTTCTAAATCACCTTATATTCAAAACGTAACAACATTCGGAACAGGATGTACTGGATTAAAAGTAGACGGTGCATTACACGATGGTGGTTTTGATTCTGTTGTTGCAAATGACTTTACGCAATTATGCGATGATGGTATAGGTGCATGGATTACAAATTTAGGTAGAGTAGAACTTGTATCAGTATTTTCTTATTACGCACACATTGGTTATCTATCAGAAAATGGTGGAAAACTTCGTGCTACAAACGGTAACTCATCTTATGGAGATTTTGGTTGCGTGGCAGAAGGAGTTGATTCAGCAGAAACTCCTACAACAGCAACAATTGATAACCATAGTGAAGATGCAGATGTTGCCAATGTAATGACAGACGGTCAAGGAATATTAGCATTTGAATATAAAAATGCTGGAAGACAATATTCTAGTGCTACACTTTCTATATCAGGAGATGGTTATGGAATTACAGGAGAAACTCCAACTTATAATACTGGTGGTGTTTATAAAATTAGATTATTAGAAACTAATACAGTAACAAGTAACCTTGGTGGTGCGACATATATGTCTGCTACTAACAATGGACAAACAGGTTCAGCTACACAAATTACAATAGCTAACGCAGATAGTAATGCCAGTGGTGCATACACAGGTATGGCAATTTGGATTACAAAAGGTAAAGGAGTTGGTCAATACGCATATATTGATGCTTATGATTCTGCAAGTAAAGTCGCAACTGTTAAAAAATATTCAGATGGTTTAGCAGGTTGGGAAAGACTTGGCGGATTATCAGTTGAAACTCTTTTAGATGCTACAACAGAATATACTATAGAACCTAGAGTAGTTATTGGTGCTCCACAAAACGATGGAAGTACAACAGTTAGACAAGCAGTTGCAAGAGCAATTGTAACTTCTGAAAAGATTTCTTCAATAAGAATTATAGATTGTGGTGCAAGTTATACTTCAGCACCAACAGTAACATTTACTGATCCTAATAATACTATAGATGCTCCAGTACAATCATTCATAGATGATGGTGTATTAGGTCAACCTACTTTCTCTGCATATGGAACAGCTTATGATACTGCAAGTGTAACAATTACAGAATCACCTACAGGTAAAAACATAACAGGTATTACACAAGGAACTGTTGCTGTTGTTACATCAGCAGGACACAATTTAGTTTCAGGAACTAAAGTAACGTTTACAGGTGTTGTTGGAATGACAGAATTAAACACTGGTGTATGGTATTACATTAAAACATTAACAGTAGACACATTTGGAGTTTACACTAATGATGATTTAACTGCTGGATTAAACACTACAAACTTTACAGCATATAGTTCAGGTGGAGTTGCAACACCACAAGGTGGATTTAGAGATGAATTCCAAACAGGAAGATATATTCAAGTAGAAGGTATGTCAGATGTTCCACAAACAGGATCAAATGTAGAATTTGATGGAATTTCAACTACAACATATCCTTATGCATATACACTTTTAACTGCAAACAAAGAATACATGAAAGATGAAGTAATAGCATGGTTTAATACAACTTATCCAGGAATACACAACGCCGCTCAAAATACTAAATGCGAAAGAGATGTTGGATATGAAATTGATGCAATGGCATTCGATATAAAATATGGTGGTAATACAGAAACTATAAGAATTGCTAAAGCATACTGGCAAGGTGTTACTTCTCAATTAGCGGCAGGCGAACAAGTATACGCAGTTGCAGTTAATAATAAATTAAAAGAAATGATTAATGATTACATTATGGATAATGTAGCCTGGTCAACAACACAAAGTCCAGTCGTTACATCACAAACAACTAATTCTAATAATGGTGAGTTAGGTGTAAAAGACAAATTTACAAATTTAACTAAAACTTTAAATGATGTAATTGAAAATGGTTTAACTTCTGTACCAACTACACAAGGATTAAACAATCCTTACTTTAAATTAGTAAGTGTACAAAAATTACGAGGTACTCAAGCACCATATTCAGCATTATTACAAATTAGTCCACAGATGTCAACAGCTCAAGCTCTAGCACATGGTACTGGGATAACAGTTAAACTTAGATATTCTCAAGTTAGATTAACAGGACATGACTTCTTAGATGTAGGAACTGGTAATCAAGCATTGACAAATTATCCTGGAACGCCAAACAGAACTAACGATCAAGAAAGAGAAAGTGTTGAAAGAGGTGGTGGTAGAGTATTCTTTACTGCAACTGATCAAGACGGTAACTTTAGAGTTGGTGACTTGTTCTCAGTACAACAGGCGACTGGTATTGCATCATTAAATGCAGATGCATTTAACATTTCAGGATTACAAGAACTTCAGTTAGGAGATTTAACATTAGGTGGAACTTCTGCCTCTGTTAACGAATTCTCTACTGACGGTACATTTGCGGCAAATAGTGACAAAATTGTACCAACACAAAGAGCGATAAGAACATATGTTTCTTCACAAATTGGTGGCGGAGCAAGTGCAATTAACGTAAATACTATTACTGCTGGTCAAATTGTGATCACAGCTAATACTATAAATACAACAACAGGTGCAAGTATTCAAATAAATAGTGGTGTGCAATTCAAGAAAGGTGTTGCAGGAGCACCACTGGCAATGAATTACTTGATACATAGTTAATAATATAAAAAAGTAAAAAAAAAGGAGATAAAACACATGGCTTCAGGAAGATTAGGTAAAGCAGACTTGGTAGCCAGTACCGATACCGTAGTTTACACGGTCCCTGCGGCGACTTTTACCGTAGCTACTGTGTCTATCTGCAACAGAGGTAACCAAGTAGTCACTATCAAAATGGCAGTGGCAGATGCGGCAACTCCAGACGCTTCAGAATACGTTGAACATAACGTTGAAATTCTGTCAGCAGGAGTTTTAGAACGTTCAGGTTTAGTGATGTCAGCTGGTCAAAAACTAGTTGTATGGTCATCAGGGGCTAACGTAGCCGCGGTTGCAATGGGTATTGAAACTGGAATATAGACTAAAACGAAAAACAGTCTAAAATGCATAAATAATTAAAATAAGGAAAAAAGGACAAAAAAATGGGAAGATATATTTCAACAACTGGAACTGCTGGAGTAGTAACAAAAGAAGTTTCTACTACTTACAGTGCCGCTGTTAATGATAGAATTCTTGCTGATTCTACTGGTGGAGCATTTACAATTACTCTACCATTAAGTACAGGTTTGTTAGTCAATGATACAATACAACTTATTGACGCAACATCTCAAGCAGGAACTAATAACATAACAGTTGGAAGAAATGGTGCTCTTATCCAAGGTTCAGCAGAAGATTTAACTGTCGATTTAGCAGGTGCTATCATGACATTAATCTATACTGGTGCGACTTATGGATGGATAGTAGGTGCTGTATAATATTTTTATTATATAACACTTAACCATTAAAATTTTGTAAGGAGTTTTTAAAAAGGTAAAGGTATGCCAGCAACAAGTCTAAGAGGATTATTGGGAACTAAACAAGACACGTTTGTCGCGTTCGGTGAAGAAAATCTTGAGAAAGGCAGAATATATGTTTACACTCAAGGAGCAAACTATTCGAGATTATGGTGCGGATTTTGTTTTCACCCAGGAGTGGCAGGAACGGCTACGATAGAAGTTTGGGGAGCTGGCGGTAGTGGCGCAAAAATGTGCTGTTGCGGTTTTGGCTTACCAGGTAATTCTGCGGCATACGCCAAAAGAACTAT